CGTGACCACGCCTTTAGTTAAAGATATGAATGGAGTTATGAAATTCGACCAACGATTTGTACGTGATTATTTAGATACAACGCACGAATTGAAACAGCGGGTATTAGATGAATCCAAGAAATTAGAGGGCGAACTTGGCGATTTAGATGCCAATCGTTTTAATTTTTTGAAAGATAAATGTAACGGACTGGACGGACTCGCCAAAAAAGTGTGTAATAAAGCAGTAACTGCAAATATCAGGAATTTGATTAAAGAAGCCAAGGTCGAAACGAACGTAATTAAAACGCAAATAAAAGAAATACGCGAGGAAATCAAAAATAAACATTTGTTTAAAATGGAACAATTGAAAACAATTAAAGATAATATTGAAGTGGACGCCGATGAATTCGAACGATTCAAAACACTACCATATTATGCGATAAAAGATAAATGCGGATATAAACTTAAAGACGATAGTAAATTAATGTCGCATTTGAAAGAACATCCTGAAATGCAGGAATACGCCGACGATATAGAACAATCCGACCAAAATATCGATAACCTTAATGCTGCATTGAAAACTGACATTAATGCATATACCAATCGTATACAACAACTGAACGACTTACTAAAAACCGACTTGGATAATTTAGAAAAAGCAGCAATAAAACAAATGATTAAAGACGCGACTAAAGAAATGCGGACGAATATATCACAGCGCAAGTCCGACGTAAAGGGGGATATTTTAGCGATAAATAAACATAAGAAACAGGTAGAAGGTGACCGCAAAAAAAGTTTAAGAGAAACCCGCAAAAATATAAAGAATACGTTGAAAACCGAAAAGAAAACCGAAAAGGATTTGAAACGCGCAGATGTCAAACTCAAAAAAACGTTGCGTAAAACAGGCGAATTACGCGAGGAAATCGAACACGATTTGCTTAAAGGATTGGTTGCGAAATATAATGGCCAAATCGATAATGACGTGGACGCGGCGGTTGAAGCCGTGCAGGCAAAGATTGACGAAAAACAAAGAAAGATTGACGAAAAGGCCTTGGCCAAACGCAATAAAACCGAAAAGAAAGCGAAAGCAAATGAAGAAAAAGCATTAGCCAAACGCAATAAAACCGAGAAGGCAAACCGAGATAAAGAAGAGAAAGCGAAAAATAAAGAAGAGAAAGCGAAAGATAAAGAAGAGAAAGCGAAAGAAGAAAAGGCAAAACGCAATAAAACAAAGAAATCAAAATAAAAATATATGATATGTAAATGGACTATGTCGACAAATTGACTTTAGAACTATTGATTAATAAATCACAATATCAACGTTATTTATCAAAGGCTGACCCCGAACAATACAAAATACAACAAGAACATTTGGATAATATTCAGAAATATAAATCAGAAATTAAAGAAATGACATCTGATTTATTAGAAAACGCGCAAATTACCACTGCTGTAAATGACGCCTTTGAAAATTATATAAAAACCGCGATTTCTCATTTGCAAATGAGAGAATATGAAGACGACGATACGTTGTTTAATATACCGATTACAAAACACACTAATCTGCAAAATTCGTTTTGGGGGAAACAAATCAAAAAAGAAGAATAATATTGTAAAATATCAAATATAATATTATTATATGGCGCGTTCACGCAAACGAAGCAAGCGAAGCAATAAACGAAGCAATAAACGAAAGAAAGGAGGAGGCAAACCATTTTCACAAATGAATTGCAGCCCCGCCACAAAAGGCACGTATACGTGTTATACCGCCGATGCTTTAAGAAAAATCAAACACGCATTTAATGAAGGTCATCCCGATTCTCGTATTATTGCAACCACGCCAAACGACATATGGAAACAACTTAAACGACGACTGTCGCATTGTGATAAAGAAGATTGTTGGTTAAAAGAATTAAAAGACAACACGGTTCGAAATCAAATAGACAAATACGTATTTGCTCCCGACCAGCCCCCTGAATGGAAACAAAACCCGAATGCGTGGCTATCGAATTTCGATTTAACCGACGTATTAAAACAATACGAAGTAAAATATCCGAATTTCAAATGTATCGACCCCGCCACCATTGATTTCGATTATAAACTAAATAATAATACTTGCGTATCGAACGAATTATGTAAATTCTCGGTTAAGCAATATATTGATAAGGGCATCACCAAAATCGGCATTGTATTTAATTCGGATAAACATACAGGCGGCGGACTACACTGGTTTTCTTTATTTATAGACATAGAACACGAATTTATGTTTTTCTTTGACAGCAATGGCGAAGAAGTCCCTGATGAAATTATGACGCTGGTTAAACGCATTCAAGCCGAATGGCAACAATTATTCGGCAAAACCATTGATTTCCATCAAAACCACCCGAAGTCACATCAGCGAACGAATACCGAATGTGGTATGTATTCCCTGTTTTTTATTATTACAATGTTGACAAATAAAGCCGATGCGAAATCTTTGAAAACCATTCGCGATAAACTCGCATTCTTTAAAGAACATTCGATTCCCGATAAATATGTTGAACGATTTAGGCATATTTATTTCAATGCATAAAAATTATATGAATATACTAAAATGAACATTACATTAGTGTCCGACCCAAAACGTTATCACATTACGTATGATTATGACGTTATGCCGTCATCTGTAAAATACGCAAACGGACGTATTACGGGTAATATGAATTCAGCCACGCCCAATTTAACATATACGAACCAAAACACCGCCTCGTATCCAACGGCGAATACCACGTTTTATGCCAATTCGTTACTGGTTACTACGTCAATGTTTATTTATGACAACATCGACGAATCGTCGTATCAAGTCACAATTGGACATAAAGATTCAGCGAATAAACACGTATTTAGTATATTCTTTTTAACTCCAGGTTCAACCAAAACCGATAAACTGTTTACGGATTCCACGCGGATTGAATTGTCGAGTTCTCAAACCCCGATTGCATATGGCGAAGACGACGATAATCTTATATTTTTATTTTTGACGCCAATACAAATTCCGTATAAAATCGACCTGCAACCTGGACGCTTATATCAAATTAATAAATTTTATAATATTAAATTGATTGAAGGATTTAAAGAAGGAAACGCCCAATTTGACAATATGTCCGAGACCACTAACGCGCCAGCATGGACATTAGACAAACTTGAAGCACTTGATACGACGGGTATGACGTGTACGTTGATTGCGGAAGGGTCGGGTCGGTCATTTTACACTGATACGCCGAGTCAGACATTGCAAGGCGCATTCTCAATTATAGTTACTATTATATTAGTTGTATTATTTTTATTCGGCGTTCCAATGTTAACGCATAAGTTCATACTTGGAATGATGAAAGAAAAATCGGATTGGGGATTTAAATTGTTATTTGTGTTCGCAATTATATATGGAATGGTGAACAATAACATTCTGCGCGGTACGGGCAAAGCGAAAATAACAACTACAGAAACCCTGCGCACAGAATCAACTTATATGATGCTAGCCATTGCAGCACAATCCATTATATGGTTTGCATTGTTTTTGTATTACGGGTTAGGTCTTATGAAAAATCCACAACAAGACGGTGACGTTACAACAGGCACGGCATACGTGTGTGCTGCATTTGCATACCCCATAGCAATGATTGCAGCTGTATTTATCGCACAGTATACATTACGTCAATCAACCCCAATTCCATATTATAATGATATTAACGAGCATAAACACATGAACTTTAGTACGCTAACCTCTGCTTAAATGGTCGACGCGCCGTGCACTTTTTCCGACACGGGTTTATAATCCGACGCAGAATATGTGCCGATTGGACTTTGACCGATTGGTGCCATTGTCATCACCACTTCTTCTTCCAGCGAATTTGACATTGGAATCTCGGGCAAAGGTTTGCTCGCTGGCGCAAAATGGACGGATTTAGCGTGTTTTACGGCAGGATATTGTATTGTTTGAAATTTAATAGGCGCGCTTCGGCGGATTGCTTCATATGCGACGAAAATATACAATATAACCAATACTGGATTGGTATAAAAAAACAAGGCGACGGTAACACACAACATAAACCCAATTCCAAGCGGAGAATCTACAATGGGCGCAAAATCAGGCGGGGTTTGAATCGGAAAAATAATATAAGACACAAATAAAATAAATAGGACAATTTCAATTATAGAAATCTTTTTAAGAAATGGAAGTTGCAAAGACGGGAATTTCATATAACATATTGTTATATTTTGTTGAAAAATTGAAATTATCCTAAATGTAATACATATATCAAAAAAATGTCAGTATCGTCGAATTCATATCTTGGAAAAAGAGGATATACTATACCTAAATCGTGTTTATCTAAAGATACGGAAGCCGAATTACGCGAAGATTTAATGGTTGCTCCCGTTATTTTCGGCGCGACCGAGAAACCAACACCCTTCCCCGTTTATCGCGAAAGTTCCAGTAAAATGTATATTCCTCGTTTCTACGGCATTGCCAAATTCGGAATGCCACCTGCCGCCGAACTCCCTGCTGGTGACCTCATAAATATACCATTTACTAAAGAATTACGTGATTATCAAGACAAAATAGTGGATGTTTATATGAATTATGTGAATACCCCGATTTGTATGGATTCGCAGCAAATGGGCGGCGGCGCGATATTAGAAGTGCCTTGTGGCCGTGGTAAAACGGTGATGGCGCTAAAAATCATTTCGCGCTTGGGTACGCGCACTTTAATACTCGTACATAAAGAATTCTTAATGAATCAATGGATTGAAAGAATCGCCGAATTTCTGCCGACCGCAACGGTTGGGCGAATACAAGGACCCGTTTTAGACATTGATAAAGATATTGTATTAGGAATGATACAAACCATATATAACAAAGATTTCCCGCCCGATACGTTTACTCGGTTTGGCCTCACCGTTATTGACGAGGTTCATCGCATCGGAAGCGAACAATTCTTTAAAACGCTGTTAAAAACGACGACTGCGCATATGCTTGGAATATCGGCGACGGTTGACCGCAAAGATAAATTAACCACGGTTTTAAATATGTTTATAGGTGACAAAATATATACTGAAACTCGCGAAGATGACGACCCAGTGTGCGTACGAGCAATTGATTATAAGTCGAATTGCAGTGAATTTAATGAGACGGAGACGGATTTTCGTGGCAAACCGAAATATAGCACAATGATTACTAAACTCTGCGCATTTGGACCGAGGAGCGATTTCATTGTCAAGATTTTGTCGGATTTAATTAAAGAAAGCCCGAGTCAAATTATGGTATTATGTCATAATCGGTCACTTTTAACGTATCTATTTGAGGCGATTAATCATCGGGGATTTGCGACGTGTGGATATTACGTCGGGGGGATGAAACAAGTGAAATTGCAGGAAACGGAAGGGAAGCAAATTGTGTTGGCGACGTATGCAATGGCAGCGGAGGCATTGGATATAAAAACACTGTCGACGTTGGTGATGGTTACGCCTAAAACCGATATAATTCAATCGGTAGGTCGCATATTACGAGTAAAACACGATAGTCCGATTATAGTGGATATTATTGATTCTCACGATTTATTTCAGAATCAATGGGCGAAACGCAGGGCGTATTATAAAAAATGCAATTATCGTATTATCAGAACAGATAATACCAAATATGGCGAGTGGAAGACGGTATATGAACCGAAGGATCGATGTGAACCGAAGGATCGATGTGAACCGAAGGACCGTAAGAAATGTGAGGAAGACGAGGTTCGAACATATACGTGTTTAATAGACGGATTTTCGTGATTTTAGGCGCTTTAGTTTTCTTCGTTTTCTTGTATTTCGTTTTATTGTCTTTCGTTTTCTTTGGTTTTTTGTTTTACCGCCAATTGAATTTGATGTATATGTCGATGCATTCCCGAATAACGTATTTAAATACGGCAATGGTATTACTCCAGCATCCATAATATATACATATATATTATGAAAGGAGGAACCTGTTGTAATTACGAAATAACAAATGGATGCGATGCCCGCGTTTTAACTCCGAATCAAATTGCATATACGCAACTCACATTTAACGCTGGCATTATTGCAAGTGGACAGCTGGCTGGAGTCAACGTCAAATATACACATCACGCATTAAAGCATATGGACGAATTTAATGTAAAATGTTATGACCGAAACGCGTTTAAGCGTAAATTGATAAGAATGATACCGCGCATGAACGTTGTTCAAATTACTCACCCAGCGTTAACTATAGACCAAGCGTCGGTAATAAATCGCGATTTTATGATTAATGCAAATCCATTACTTTCATATATGGGTGTGGTAGTATATTTCAACGTTTCATATCGCATTTTATTTAGAAAAACGGCAAACGAAATTATAATATACGCAATTGCGAGAGGCGAAATAAACGGCAATAAAACATATAATAAATTAGAACATCCATTTGATGTAAGCGAGGACGACAAATTAAATGCCCGCGTGGAAGAAGCAGAACGTATAGCATTGGAACATATCGAATTGGAACGTATCGAATTGGAACGTATAGAAGCAGAACATATCGAATTGGAACGTATAGAAGCAGAACGTATAGCATTGGAACATATAGAATTGGAACGTATCGAATTGGAACGTATAGAAACGGAACGTATTGCAAACGCGATTAAAGAAGAGGTAAGTGCCGATTTTAAACGGACAAAACAGGAACGCAAACAATTAAAACGTATAACCGCCGCGAAAATAGAAGAGGATACAATGAAACAAGAACGTATGAAAAGAGATTTACGTAAACGCCACCATGAGCAAATTTTAGAACTGGATTATAATTCAAAAATTAAGTCAATTATTACAAAAATAATAAAAGATTTTACACCGCCGAATGCATTGTATCGGTTGACGCCTGAGTATAATCAGTTAAATGCGCAAATATTACAAATGAAGTCGTCTATACACGCAATGCGTGCCAAGTTTACGCAAGATTCGGCAACATTACGCAATATGCGAATTGCATTAATGTCTGAATCAGACGAGATGGGTTTGCGTCAAGACCAAAATAACACGGACATTCATGCATACAATGAACAATACGACGCGTTTCGTTTGTCGCGATCGGTCGTGGACGGGGCGAGGCTGACCGACGAGGCGGAACGATTAAAAAATGTGGCAGCGCAGTTAAAAGCTCAAAGTAAAGACCTGCTAATACGTGACGCCCAGTTAAAAACAGAGGTTGCTATACACGATACTCGAATGACGAAATATGAAACAATCGACACAAAACACAATAACTCGATTGATACACTAAATGGAATGATACGTATGGATGCAGCTACGGAAAAAACCCATCATGACTGGCAACTGAATTCACCGCGTGCATTAAACGAGGTATATGTTGACCGTATAAAAATACACGCCATTCAACTTACCGAAATATTACGTTTACTCCAAACACCCGACGACGATATTATTGCGTTTATTACGAGAGAACGTGATAGAACTCGAGCCGAATTTGATGTATTACTTGACAGCGGGTTGCAAGTATTAGGTCGGGGCATTTCGAGTTTATCTGCTCGCCGATTGGCATCTAATATTGATATTATTTTTAACGGGAAACTTTTTAATAATATATTTGAAATTCCAATTTCGTTATATGACGACGCTACAGGTAAAGGAAATAAACGTACGCGTAAAGGAAATAAACGTACGCGTAAAGGAAATAAACGTAAACGTACACGCAATTCAAAGATTACAAATGTGTACAATTTTCGTGGTTGATATTCCAACTGGCATCCATTTTTTGAATTTATAATTAAATATGCATTCCATATTGACTGTTTTTTGTAAATTCACATATTTATCGTAATTCACATTCTGGAAATCGTCTTCATCGTCGCTTTCTTCGATATAATCTAAATTCCGATTTTCTTTAATATTTCTAAAGATTGCATTCATAAATACGCTGGTTTTGTAATCGGATATACACGCAACATTATAATATACCAATGCCTTTTGCTTACCGCACGTAAATAAATGATACACGTCGGTTTGCAAATCCGCCGAGATTTGAAAGACGGTCGGATATTTATACTGTTTCTTTGAAAAATCCAAATATTTCGGTTTAATATATTCAGTTACTGGACTGACTTCCGCGCAAATCTCCGATTTTAAATTCAAATATGGTGTAATATGGTGCAAACCTCGATACTGTAAATGATGCATTATATATGGTAATGCAACGGTTATGTCAGACGTGGGTTCGACCAGCCACATCGCCGCCAATTTGAAAATGGTGGTTTGCATAAAGAAATCATAAAGAAACCCGATTTTGCGGTCAAATGTAATATTATGTAAAGAAATGTCTTTATACAATAAAATGTCCTCAATTATAAACGTGGAATCAAACGACCCGTATAACAATGTCCCGATTTGCGCAACACACGGCGCATATGTAATTTTGACGATTCTCTTTTCACGGTTTAATTCGAATAAATAACATACATCTTTATCTTTATAAAATGAAAACCAAGCTATATACAAGCGAAGAAATTAATGCTGTTTTTAATGCAAATATACAT